CAAACGGTGTCATAAATCAATAGGTTGAATTATACTTTTTATCGACATTTTTCGACATATTTTGTCGAAATTATCCTTTAAATAATCTTCTTTGTTCTTCTAAAGTTTGAACTTCATCTTTTTCTTTAAAAAGCTCCTTATAACTATCTCTAATAAGTACTATTTTTGCATTTTGATTCATACAATCACCTGCAATAAGTTTATTTGTAACCGCTTCTTGTAAATTGATTTCTTTTCTTAATTCATCTATTTGTTTTGTTAAGTGTGTTTGACAGTATATATTTATTTCTGAATATCTACTATTCCAGAACTCATATGGTTTCATATCGAAATAATACGCCAATGGCTCCATAGAGTATATTAAATCTACAATGTTTTTTGATTCTTTTATAGTTTTTATTATTTCATCTATACCATCGAAAGAATTTGTTCTTCTGTTATTTTGTTTATAACTTTCTCCGCTGATTTTTGAACTAATTCGTTCATATCTGTTTCTGATAAAGGATTTGACATCATTTCTTTTAATTCTTTCTTTGTCATCCTTTTCTTGAAAAAACCCTCTTCGTTCAACGCCTCTGCTATCTTTCCGTATAAATCACTTACACTTATTCCTTCTATTCTACACTCATCTATAAAGTCGTATACTTCGTCAGATGATACAAATACATTTTTCCCCTCATCGTTTTCTGCTAGTTTAAATATTATTTTTGATAATGCTTCCATATCTAATATAGAATAAGCTTTTTTAAATACTTCTTCAAAATTCTTATTTTTTAGTAGATTAGCTATTTCTACTATTTTTCTTGTTTTTAGTACTAAATTAATATTTTTATTTTTTGTTTCTATAATCATTTTATTTTCTCTCCTTTGCAAAAGAGAGAAGGCTTTTGCCTTCTCTTAAATTAAAATTTTGTTGAATCTCCCTCTACAGGATATCCATCTGTTTCTACTACATTTGATTCTTTATATACTCTCATTGTGTCTTTTATGAAGTCTCCATCGTTTATTTCTTGACCTGCTATGTCTACAGTGCATTTTACTGACTGAACTAGTGGTTTATTAGCAACTGATGCTGTTGTTTCTGGATACTCTAAGAATAAGAATATTGTTGTATCTGCATCTGCTATACTTTTAATAGATTTATGTGTTTCTTGAATGAACATCATTTCAATATCAACAGTTTCTGCCTTTCTTTTTCCTTTTGCCATTCTTTCCTCTTCTAAATCAAGAGCACTATATGTTTGGCCTTCTTTTAGTGTCTTTAATTGTCCTACTTTTTGAACATAACCTATGTATATTCTATCTCCTGTTAATGTTGTTGAATAAGATACTTTAGCTTTCATTGCAACTTGTGGTGTTGTTGTTTTTGGTGTTACTTCATCTCCCATTTTTAATTCCTCCTATCTTAAATTAAAAGAGGCTGTTATAGAATTATAACGAACCTCAAACGTTATTGTTATACCGTATTTTTGCAGTATCTGGTCATATACTGCAGGACTGGTATTTGTCCTTATAAAATTATATTCTTGAAGTTTTGTACTAACTTCGTCTGTCATTTGCATTGCTTGTCTTTGTTTTTCATTCCAACAAGTGATTGATATTTGAAATGTAGAACGAATAGGAAATGCGTTTTCTGTTAGATTTACTGATTTCAAAGGTGTATGCAATTCCAAGCAAGGAAATTTGCTTGTAGTTGTTGGATTTGTTAATATTTGTTTATACTTTAATGGTTCTAGCTTTTCATATACTAAATCGCTAAAGTCCTTTATACTTAAATCTTTCATTTGCAACACTCCTTTATCATATCGTCTAACTTCTTCTTAACTATTTCTACATTTTCATCTCTACTTTTAAAACTTGCATCTCCCATAAAGTGGTTTGCTTTAGTTCCATGAGCTATGTAAAAGTCCATTCCTTTTATATTTATAACTGGATACGGTAATACTCTATCCACTTTATTTACTGGAATGAACCACTCAGTAAATCCACTTTCAATAAAGTGTTGTGACTTCCCTACGTGTTCCATTTCAGCATTAGAGCCTGTGCCAAAGTATTCAAAAAACAAATAGGATACTCCATTTGCCATAAATTTAGAAGGGTCGGCCAAAACCCTTCCTTTCACTTCTTTGGTTGACATATCAATCATTTCGACTAATATTCCTTCTTCGTTATGACCGTTTTTCTAATTTTATAGCGTATCCTCTAATGTTTTTTAGGATTTCTTCTACACTATTACTTATCGTCTGTGGTAATTTTTGAATTACAGCATTTATGTTTTTGAAATTATGTTTAACTTTAATTTCGCAACTTATCATTTTTGCATTTTCTCCATTCTATATACATAGGTATTTCCTATTTTATTTTTATCCAATACTCTATACTCAGGAATAAACTCCTCTAATTTTGAGACATCTTCAAATGATACTCCGTCACCTTTTTGTATTTCATAATCTCTCGTACTTCTACCTTTATAAATACTATAATCTACTTCTCCTGTGGATTTTTTATCTAGTTCATTTACATCTTGTTGCATATTTAGCCAAGCTATGCTTTTATATTTCCATTTCTTATCTGGTTCTCCGTGATCTTCTATTTCTTCATATTCTGATATATATACTTTTGTTAAATCTCGTAACAGCATTATTTAATCCTCCTTAATCCAGATTTTATAATGTCATTTCTTAGTTTTTCTATAATATCTTCAAATGATGTTGAAATAGAACCTTCGTTGCGACTTGTTAACCCTTCTGCTCCTCTTGACAAATAAATTGCCTTCGTAGCTTTCTTAATATGTGGAAATAGTTTTTTATCATCTTTTGGTCTATTAGAAATATCAGAGGCAATAGAGCTTACTTCCTCTAATATTTCATTTAAGACTTCTTCGTCGTCTTTATAATTGGCTCCTAAATCAGCTATTATTTTATTTATATTACTGGTTTCTGCCATTTCTATTGCCTCCTATTTCTAGGCCATTGAAGCAATTGTTGCTATTCCTGCTTTTTTAGCCTTATTTGCTGAATCAACTTCAACAATTACTATTTTTTGCCCTGTTGTTGCTGTGATTTCATCAGTGCCATTCCATGCTGTATATCCTGTTGTACAAACAGCATCATATTCTGGCATTGTTGGATTTGCTGCTGTTTTATATTTATAGCTGTTTCCAGAGGCTAATGTAGGTGTAACAGTTACCTTTGTTTTTCCTGTTGAAGTTCCTGCTACTGATGTTACAGTTAATTCTGCAAGCTTAGCATCTGTTACATAAAATATTGTATCTTCCATTAAAGCTTTTGTTCCTTTATATAAGAAATCTTCTAATGCTACAGCATCATCAAATGGTACTTTCTCTGCTCCGTATTCTGAAACGTAGAAAGGTTGAGCAATAGCTCCGTCCATCATTACAACAGCTTTTACACCGTCTGGTAATCTTGTTGATTCATAAACTCTAACAGAATCATACATACCAATTGCTTGTTCTTTTGGATCTGTTCCATTTGGTAAATCATCAAGAATTTTCTTCATTCCCTTTCTATATTCGCTATCTACTACAATAACCAACAAATCTGACTCTATTCCATCGATGAAATCATTCTTCAAAGTTCTTGCTTTTTGTAGTAAAGTGTCAATAGTGTCTTGAATGTTGTTTTGAGCAGATACTTCTGTTCCTTCTAATACCTTTGCAAAGAACTCTCTATCTAAATATCTTATAATAGCTGATTGATGATTTACCTTTCTCTTTTCATCAATACCATAAAGTTTTACATCTTTTCCTTGTAATTCCTCTACAATTTCTTTATCTGTATCAATAACAACTTTTACTGGTTTAGCTTTTACTTTATCGCCTTTTCCAGCGGCTCTTGCAGTACCTTTGTCTTTTAATTCTGCATTTACAAATCTTTTATATTCAATTACTCCACCTTCTGGATTTCCAGAACCGTTTTTTGCTTTAATTTGTTCTGATACTGCTTTTGCAGATACATTCTCTAATACTCCACTTAATACTTGTTTTAAATTATCTTTTGTTTTGCCATCTTGTAGCATAATATTTAATGCTTCTTGTGTAATTTCACTCATTTTAAATTCCTCCTATTTTTTAGTAACTTGCTCTAGCTATTGATTTATTTTGTGTATTATCAATACCTGATTTTTGAATTGGAGTATCTTCTTTTAGCCTCTCATTTACAGCTTTTTCAACAGCTTTATTGAACGCATTTGAAACCTCTTCTATTTTTGAATTGATTTCCTCTGCCTTAATTGTTTCAAAATTAAAGAAAGTCAATAAAGATATATCCAATCCTTTTTCACTTGCGATTTTTGTAGCTTGTTCTTTTAGTCTATAGGCATTTAATTCTGCAAGTGCTTTTTCCTTATCTGCCTTTTCCTTTTGCGCTTGATATTCAAGTTTCTGTTCTTTGTTCATCTTTGCTAACTTTTCAGCTTCACTTTTTTCACTATTCATTAGCTCTTCCCAATTTGTTTTTGCTGTATTTATAGCCTTTTGAACTCTTTTATCAAATTCTGCTTGATTTTTTCCATCTTTTAAGAAATCATCAAACGTTACAGGGTTGTTGTTTGTTCCTGTATTATTTTGGTTGTTTGCTCCCGCTGGTTCATTATTTGTCCCAGTATTAGCATTGTTTGGATTATTGTCTTGGTCTTCCATTTTTTACTCCTTTTGCCCCAGCCATTGCCTAAGCCCCAGCTATTGCGAATTTGTATTCTGTTGTTCTTTATAGCCTGCAATCAGTAAAAAGGCATAAAAAATAGACGTACGTCTACGTCTAAAAATTTATAATTATAAAATGTTAATAACTTATTTATTAATTGAATGCTCCAGTGTATCTTTTAATACAATTTCTGTTCGCATTCCTGCCTATTGTACTCATATATCCATCAGCAAAATTATATTTAAACACCCAAATAATTGGTCTAAATATTGTAATTATAGTAAATATAATCCAATACCAAGTTGACATTTGTAATTTAATGCTTAATATTAAAACTAATAACCACATATTTTCCACCTTCTTTCCATAATAAAAGCACCTACTTTTTAGTAAGTGCTACTTTTCTATTTCTTTTTCTAAATACTCTTTATATTCTGCAAAACTATTCCATTCATCATAATTAAATGGCAATGGTCTTTTTCCTTTTTGTTCTATATATTTATGAATTAAATTCTTTACTTCATTTGGTATAATCATTGTATAACTTCACTACCTTTTCTTTAATTTCTTTTAACCCATTTATTGAGTCTATAATATTTAATGTGTCTTGATTTTTATTTAAATATGCTGACATTATATTAGCTGACAACTCTTTTTCAATCCTTGTACTATCTTTTACCCAATAGTTAGCCTCATGTCCATAATTTCCTGTTATCTTGCCATTTGTTATAGCAGAAAAAATATCACTCAATGTCATATTATTTTCATATTTGCTACTTGACAACATTTTAATATACTTATATTCATTTATATCTATTTGTAATCTTGTTCTTCTTAATTCATTGTCTATGTTTAACTTGTTAGATATATTATTTCTTATATCTATCATATGTATAATTTCATGGCTTAAACTTTCAGATAAATCATAATATTTAAAGTCTGGGTGATTTGGATTTATATATATCTTATCGTCATCAATACTATATCTCATTGGTACATTTAAGTTATTGTCTATTTTTGCATTATTACTTGTTAAATATTTGTTAAATAATCTTTTTACATTAGAATTTAATTTTGTATTACTTAAAACTTGTTTAATATCTTTACTTATTTTAGGTATATCAAGATTATACTCTGTTTTTTCTTGTTTTGCAACTGGTGACACATATCTTATAGTACTCCTGCAAAAATGCCAATAGTACATTATTGGAGGTAAATTAACGCCAGGAACTAGTCCTTTTACTCTAACTGGCATAAGTTTTATATCTTTTTTACTATTGCCCCAATATCTATCAAACTTATTCTCTTTATTAATGTAAAATCGCATCATATTCATTGATTGACACATTTCTGTACTATGTTCATCTGTTACTGCCCAAAACTCTACTTGTGCATCATCATCCGTGTTAGCTTTTATTCCTTCTACTTTTGCTAGATTATTTAAGCCTATCATCTGCAAATCTGCAGCACCTGATATCTTATTACCATTAACGTTAAGTTTTTGGTTATTTTGCCTATTTATTATTGTTTGAAACTCATTAGAATCAATTTCTAGGCCTTTTTGTTGTTGCATATTTAAAATTGCCTGTTTGTATAATTGTTGTGTATTATATTGCATTGTAGCTTCAATGTATTGTTTCCAATTGAATCCACTGTAATTTGGTTGGTCTAATAATGCAAGAAATAAAGTCATCGTTAATATTAAAGGCTTTTTCTTTTTATTTACTTCTTGTTGTCCTTGTTCATAGTAATAATTGGCATCTTCATACATTATTTGTTTTTCTTGTTCTTCTAACTTGTTTTGTTCTTCTACATATGAACTGTAAACAAGTAACTCTAGTATTTCACTATTCTTTACTCTTGTTCTCTTATAAATATTGTTTGCTAATACAGTAAAATAGCTATTATTCTTTAATAAGCCTTGTTCTTTCCATTGTTCTATATATGTATTTATTCTTTTTTTAGTTTTATTATCAGCAATATTATAGATGTTTTCGGTTGTAAAATTAAATGTATCAAAGATTTCTTGAAGTCTGTTCTGTGTTTGTTTTGATGTTTTATTATATAGTTGTTTTAACTGTCTCATATAATTATCATGTACTTTCCACATATAAAACACCTCTATTCTTTATTGATTTGCTTATTACCAACTTTTGTTTGCTCTTTCTTATTGTCTGCTGTTAGTTTTTGTGCTTTTTGTGTATCTGTCAAATCTGTTACTTTATCATCCTGTTTGTCTTCTTTGTTATCTTGCTCTAGTCCTGTTTGTCCCATCATTTGCATTTGTTGTAAATTCTTTTGAATATTCTCTTCATTTTGTTTATCCATTTCAGCAATTTCTGATTCTGCATCTAATCCAAATGGTAAATGACTTATAATTGATTTATCACTTATTAAGCCTCTTAATTTTAACCAAGCATTTGTTAAGCTTTCTGTATCTGTAGGCAAATTACGTATTAATATAACATCTATATCTCTAAAGTCATACTCTTTATTTTTCTTTAAATTAATTCTTGCTGTTATCATTTCCCACATTCTTAGGTATTCTTTCCTAAATAAATGATGTGCTTGTTGTAATACTTGTTCTAAAGGAAAAAACTTCTTTTCTAAAGCTGCTGCATTATCAGCATCTGTAAAGCCTTGGTCTGTTACATTTGGCACTCCTGAAATCATAAGTGCCATATCTATACATGTTTTCTTGTGATTTTCTGAAGCAGTATCATTTATATTTTTTATAATCCAATCAATATCGCCATCTTTATCAGGTGTATAAAACACTTTTGCATTTAAAATTGCTTCATCTTCTTGTACTCTTGCAGGATTTTTTGTCATTATTATATTACCATCTTTATCTTTTTGTTCTTCTCTTTTATCGTTTAGTAGTGGTATTAAAGGATCATTTGTTGGAGAAAATCCTGTTATTTTTAATTTAGCATTATCGTTATAATCAAAAATATTTGCATTGTTTTCTATTACTTTTTCATTTTTATTTATTAAAGTTATAACATTCTCAAAAAATGACATTCCATAAGGGTTTTCTACAGCAAAACAGGGTAAGTCTGTCCATCTTACTGGTTTATTGCTACCGTCTACTTCTTCAAAGTTATATTCAGCATTTTCTGTAATAGATTTCTTTTCAATTCCATCAACAAATTGTTTTTTATAGTCTTTTGTTATTATTTCTAAATGTGTTTCAATTCCTCCAGTTGCTGTATTCTCATACCAACATCTTAATAAACCTACTTTTGTGCTTGGTACATCATAATTCCATATAGCAACTGTGTTTAAACTTGAAATATTAGCGTAAACTTCCTCGTTTTTATTGTTTTCATACACTAAACCATAACATGCTCCAGTTGTAATATAATCAAGTACACAATCATAAAAAAAGCTACCATTGTCATTATATTTTGCAATATAATCAATAATAGCTTGATAGTCCTCTGGATTATTTTTCTCACCAAAAACTCTTTTAAATATTTTATTTAAGATGCCCTTTTGTGTTTTGTTTATATTCTTCACCTTGAATTGTGGTTCTTTCCCACCAAAGTACCCTGCTGCAATAATACTTATATAATATTCAAGTGCAACTACAACATCTTTTTTGTCATATTTTCTTGTAAATCTATCTTGTAAATATTTCCTGTGCATAAATATTGGCAATGCTTTTCCCCATAATATACTTATATTTTGATTTATATTTTTTTTATTTAAAAATTCATCTTTATATTGTATTTTTTCTACAAAACTCATTTTTTTCTCCTTTACATTATATTGTTATATCCAAATTGTATTGTATTTGGTCTTGGGTGTTCATAAACTCCTGTTAAACAATCCTCTGCATCATCATGTTCATTTTTTCCAGTTCTTACATAATGTTTTATATGTTTTGCAAATTCTGGCCATCTATCCTCCCAATTAATTGGAAAATAAATGTTATTCATTACTCCTGTCGAATTACTTAATATTCTTGCAATTTTATTTTCGCTTTGATGAAACCAATTTACTTTTGTGTGAGTATTTTTTAACTGTTTTAATTCTTTTTGAACATTTCTTGCAAACCCTCTACCACCATTATTACTTTCTATATTCGCATTTCCCACATTATCCTTTGTTAACATCTTTGCTACTGCTGGCTCTGTTATTTCCATTGACTCTTGTGTATAAATAACATCCAAGATATAATATTCATTGTTATACATCTGATAATCTATTGAACATAAATAATCTTCTCCTTCATCTGCTGTATCTGTATAATTCATGATATAATGTGCCGACGGTAATTTTTCATAAGTTTTAAATGTTGTATATAATCTATTTTTTACATCTATTGGTTCCTGTTGATAATTAGCATATATAATATCTTTGTTCATATTTTTAGTCTTAAATTCATAATCTTCTTTACTTAATACATCTTCACACAACATTGAACCATCTTCTTGAACTGCTTTGTAATTTATATGCCTTACATTAGGATAATTTTCTAGTATATATCCTGCTAAATCATTGCTTGACCATCTTGTCATTATTATAATTAGCTTAAACCCATTTTCAGTTCTTGATAACATTGTATTATTAAACCAATCTATATGATTTTTTAATGTGTTTTCGTTATAGGCTTCTTTAGCATTCTTTATGAGGTCATCTATTATCATTATTGTACAACCGAAACCAGTTGCAGTTCCTGTTGGAGATGTTGCTAAATAGTTTGATACTTTACTTCCAGCCAATGCCCATTTTTTTTGTGTTGCTTCACCATCTTTAATCTTGGTGTTAGGAAATATGTCATTATATACAATTACTCCTTCCGTTTTTGCAGAGGCTATTGTATCTCTTACTGATTTGGCAAACGAACTTGACAAATCTTCATTATATGATCCTGTCATTATCTTTTCGTTTGGATTAGTTCCTAATATCCATTCTACAAATTTTCCTGCAGTTCTTGACTTTCCATGTCTTGGTGGCATATTTATTACACATACTTTTTCATCGCTCTTGTAAAAATCTTGTAATTGATAGCATAAATCTTTTAAAAAGTTACGTTCTTCTTCGTAAAAATCAGATGCAGTTAATTTACAATATTCAAAAAAATCACGTCTGGCTAATTCCAAACGTGCTTGTTTTTTTATTTCTTCTTTTAAATTATTATTCATTCAATATCTTTCTCAGTTCTTCTGTTGACATCCCTGAAAATGGATTATTTGTATTAACATTGCCATCAATTGTTACTTTTTCTTTAAAAATTCCTAAATGTCTACCTAATAATTCAAGAGCTTTTGTTTTATCTAATAGCTTTACTTTTTGAGTATCTCCTATTTTTTCTCTGTCATCTCCATATCCTTCGTATTCTTCTAATGTTTCTAATGATGATATTGCCCCTGCAGTTTCACTATCCATATCAGCTATGTTTTTTAATTGTCCATTTTCTGTATATAGTTTTCTTATATCTAAAAATGCTATTTTAGCTAATTCTTTTATTACCATGTCTTGTGTTACTTCTGTTCGTTTTTCTATTTCTTGTTGCTTTTTAGATATGTATTCTTGAACCTTAACATTTCTTAACATTCTGCTTGATGCTGCATTGGCTGTATCATCTTTTTTACAATTAGGATAAGCAACCTTATATGCTCTTGTTGCATTAAGGTCTATTAAATACTCATCACAAAATCTTTTTTGTGCATCTGTCATATAAGATTACCTCTCTTTCTATTTTGTCTTTGCAAATTCTATATTGTTTGTATAATTACATTCTTTTCCACAATACTTTTTATTACATTCTATATTTTTATCTATATCACATAAATATAGTGGTTCTATTCCTAAATATTGCTTTACTATTTCATTTATAAAATCATTACTACTTGCAACTATTTCACATACATCTTCGTATGTAAATGTTTTCTCATCGTTTTGATTATGACCATATTCATATAGCCATACATGAGTTAGTTCGTGTTTTAATGTCTTTGTTATATTTGCTTGGTCTTTTAGCAACATTATTGTTTGAGTTCTATATATTGTTAATCCTAAAGTACCATCACTCTTCATCTCATTATTAATTGTAGCTTCATCTACTTCTTCTATGGTCCACTTTGTATTATTTATTTTAAACTTCATTGTTACTCTCCTCCATATCCGCACAAATCTCAAAATACGCACACTTCTCGCATTGCTTTTTTCCTTCAACGACGCACTTTTGCCTCTTGTTGTTTGCATATGCTTTTCTTATTTTGTATTCCTCATCAATATAGGACGCTATTATACTACCTCTCATCTAAATACCTCTTTTGTGTTTTTATAATTCACTATGCAATGATATGTAGGAGCTATGCTCTCCCCGTGGGGTTAAGTTCTTTAACAGTTACCCATAAAACCGTAGTATTACCTGCGTTAAAACCTAAACATATTATTTTTATCACTGCATACTAAATTATAGAAAAATAGAGCCACGTTCTACGAACATAGCTCCGTAAAAGATATTTCTTTTTCCATACTAGGAACTCTTTAGCTAGAAAAGAGTAATTACTTGTAACCTAGATTTGTACCTTTTCTCCGTGAAAGACACTAAATTCGCTATTTGTTCTCGCATAATAGTAAAACGCCCTTTTTGATTACATCTAGCATCGCCAAAAGGGTAAACTCTCTGGCTTGGGAACTTAGATTCGAACTAAGAATAATAAGGTCAAAGCCTATTGTTATACCTATTTAACTATTCCCAAATATATGAGCTTAAAACGTATATAATAATTTATCTAGTATTATTATTATCTTTTATATGGCACATTTCTGTGCCTGCCCGCTTGATAGGGCAAAGTTTAAGGAGCTAGATTTCTCTAACTCCTTTTTGACCTACTACTATTTTAACACATTTTTTTGTCAAATTTACGCCAATTTTACGCCAACTTTTTTAATTCTTTATGTACTGCATATATTAAGTCCCCTTTGCGTCTTACAAATGTTCTTTCTGATATTCCAGAATTTATTATTTCCCATTTAGGTTTGCTTTTAATATAAAATTCCTCAAATATGTATTTACTATCCTTGTTAACTAGTTCTACTGCTTGTACTACTGCTTTGTATTCTTTTATTGCTTTTTGCAAATGCTCATTTTCTTGCAATTCTACCACTGCTTTTAACGTTCTATCTGACACACTGTATGGTGCTTTAGGCATTCCGTCTAATACTGGAGAGCCTATGCTCATTATATCTGCTCTTATGTTCATAATTTTTAGGCAATTATAGTTATACCTTTTTAAGCATAAACTTGCTTCTTTGTATTCTTCGTTACTTAGCCTCATCGTTTGTACCTCCTAACTTTAATAAAATATAATCTAAAATATCTATTTGTTCGTTTAAATTTCTTCTAAAAGTTTTGTATCTCTTATTGTTTATTGACATTGTGTCTTTTAAATTCTCTCTCGTCTGTATATACATATCTCGTTGTTTTTTTATAAGAGTTATTGCTTTGTTTGCTTTGCTCAAAGGTCATTCCTCCTCAATTTTTAAAATCAAATATCTGCTATCTCTTAAATGCTTTTTAGATATAGTTGTTCTAATGCTATTATCTGAACAACTAAAAAATTTAGATAATTCTTTTATATTGAATATTCCTACGCATTGCTCATTGTTTTTCAAGTCATATACTCCATAAAATTTCAATTCTTTCCTCCGTTTGCTTTGTTTTCAAAATATTGTTTGATACAGTCTTTGCAATCTAATTCTCCTGAATTTGTGTCACAATTTACTTTTTTGCATATATCTTCGTCAATATCTAAATTCATAATATAATAAGTCATTTGTTCTATTATTTTATCTTTTTGTTCCATTTCTTGTTTTTGGATTTTCAGCTTCATATAATGCTTGTAATTTTAATCTTTGTTTTTCAGTTAATTTTATATCTGTGTATTCGTATTCCATATATCTTATTTACTCCTTTACCACCAAATTTGCTTTGATTAAATCGTACAATAAGCATTGTAATGAACCAGCAATTGTTAATGGTTCTAATATTTCTATCTGTATGTATCCGTGATTTGGCGTTGTATAAACTCTATATACTGTTTTGCCATGTATTTCTCTTATATATTCATAGCAATTTCTATATCTTCTTTTGAATCCATATTGTTCTAACTCTTCCAAGTCTTTTTCTGGATTAATTTTTAATTTTTCCATATATCTATTCTCCTCCTAATAACTCTGGATTATCGTATATATTACCAATTACTTCTAAAGTATCTATATTTACTGTATATAATAAAAACCATTCTTCGTTATCTGTATCTTTTACTTTTTGGCCTTCAATTTCAAAAGGTTTTATATAAAAAGCTCCATCTATAAATTCAACTGTTCCTCTTCCAACTTTTGTATCAAAGTTTCCAGTAAATACATCATAAGAAAACTCTATTATATCTCCTTCATATATTTCTTTTCCATTTTCATCATGTAGTCCTGTGTATTGTCCTATTGTATTTTCATTAGTTATAAAATATTTTACATATTCTCCATACTCTTTTTCTTCTGTTTGAATTTTATATTTTATAGGTTCTCCATGTTCTGTATCGCCTTCATTTACTTTGCAAAGCATACCGTAAACCCATTCATCTATTGATATTCCTCTAAATTTTATCTCTCTATTCATTTTCTCCTCCTACTTTATAGCAGTTAGCCATATATTGTTCTTTAGTTAAAATTACAACTATATCATCTTGTGTTTTTATTCTTCCGTTATATTCTTGTATATATATCCATCTTTCGTATTTTTCTCTTTCGTTTCTATAAATCAATATTCTTTTTGAATTTTCATATATACTAGATTTTATTGCTAAGACTCTATATCCATTTACAAAATCTCCAACTTCTATTAAGTCTATTAGTTGTTTGCTGTGGTTTGCTATATAATCCGCATAAAACCATAATGATTGTTGTTTTAAATATACTGTATTTTCTATCATTCCACATAAGGAATCTACTTTATCGATAATTCCATTTTCAGTTCTCACATATTCGTTTACTTCTATCTCATTTCTATCTGCTTTGTTCATTTTTCTTGTAGCCTTTAGTTCTTCTTCATCTAAATCAAATGCCATTATATTTCCTCCCTTGTAATAATTTTCAAATTTAAATCTGGATATTTATACTCAAATAATTTTTGCTTAATCTTAAATGTCTCTGTTTTCATTCCTTTTGTGTCCTCTATGACTGTTTGTCCATTTTCCTCATAAACAAAATCTGCTATGTATTCTATTTTTCTATGTGTCTTGCCATTTTTCTTGAATCCTTCTTGTAATAGAAATGGTACTTGCAGTCTCAAGTTACTTATCTGTTTTGCTTTTTGTAATAGTTTTAATTCTTGGTATCTGTTAGCTTCCAAAATGCTGTCAAACTTTATATTATCTACTACTATTTTTCTATTTTTGTACTTGTTCATCCTTTACTTCCGTTCTATCCTTTTATCAAACTCGTCTGATATTTAAAAATTATTGGTTCAACATATTTTTGTGCCTCTAAAATAGTAATCTTTGTCCCTTCGTTCTTTTTAGTTTTCATGTATTGCTTAGAGACCTGTTGTACTGTTAACCCTCTTTTCCATAAATCAATTATTTGTCTATTATCCATTTCAAACTCCTAACTTTTCTTTATTTATTCCTCTGGCATATTGTACACTTTAGCATCTATCTCATACCAATGTGCAATATCTCTTAATATTTCTTCTGCTCTTTCTTCTGTATCATACTCTGCTATACAATAGAAATCGCCTCTACCAAAATTAGCATCAACTGAAATTCTATTTTCTTCCCTGTTTATCATTTTCACATTATCAAAATTTATAATATCTTCTCTATCTTGACTTACAATTATCATAACTACCTCCTAATCTATTCTTGGAATATGTTCGTAATTCAATGCCTCAAATCCTGACTGTGTTCTCTCATATACTGCTACTGTCTTACCTGTATAATCGCATTTCTTTTTGCCTATTGTTTTTACATATCCCATTTTCTCTAATTCTGTTAATCTTGGTGCTGTATAATTCCTCTCTGTTGTATTTGTAAAACCTAAATCAAATAGTTCTACTGCTAATTCCTTTGCAGTTTTAGGTTTCTCCAATCTATTTAAAATTTGTATATATCTTATTTTTGCTTTATCTTGTATGTCATTAAAACTCATTTGTCTTGTTTCTGCTGTAATCATTTGTTAATCACACTCCTTTGTTTGCATATAAGCTATTCAAGTCGTTATATTGTCGCTGTTCATAGTTGTTATAGCTTTTACTTGCATTTTTATTTTCTTGTTTTGTGCTTTGAAACTGCTTGTCCTCTTTCTCTGCATCTATAACACTTTTAATTCCTTTTTTTGACCAGTTGTTTAGTATGCCTTTTACATACTGTATAGTTCTCTTATCAGCTTCTACTGCCTTTTGCATTGCCAAAATTATTAAATCAACTGGCATTTCTTTTAAATAATCTGATAATATTTCTACTCCGTAAGGTGCTATTAAACCTATGTTGTTATTGTAAAATTCAATAATTTCTTGTAGACCGTCAACACAACTGTCGCCTACTGTTGTTATATTATTATCATTCTTTATATTCTTTACATTCTTGTTTGTGTTCACTTGTTGTTCAGTTGTTGTTCGCTTGTTGTTCAGTTGTTGTTCATTTTGCTGTTCATCTTGTTGATATTTATCCCACGAAACAATTGTTATTAGTCTGTTTTTGTTACTTTTTTGTTGTTCAATTTGATGTTCATTTTCTAACGATTTTAAAATTCTTTGCACTTTATTTTCGTCAATCTTTAATTTTTCCGATATAGATTTTCTTCCAGTAAGTAATTGACCTCTTTTTAATGTTACTCTTTCTCCCTTAAATAACACATCATATTCTTTATGTGTAGTATTAAGTAGTAGATATATCCATACTGCTAAATAATCACTATCTTTTGTTATTATTGGATTATCTAATGTTTTTCTATGTAACTTGATCCACCCTTCCATATTTATTCCTCTTTATCAATTTTTTTGTACTACTATTGAATAATTATGCTCTATTGATATTTTTAATAAAAGCTCTAATTCCTCTTGATTCATACCATTATATCTAATTCCATCTGCTGAATTATCTGTATAGTCAAATATATTATCTGAATTTATAATTAAAATACTGTACATTGTTTTCTCCTTTCGTAAAAAGGGCTAGTTTTTGTTGTCTAGCCCTTGCTGTTATAATCCTAATTTTTCTAATGTGTATCGTTTACCTGTTTGCATTTCTTTGTACATTGTTCCTTTTTCAAAGTATGGTAAAGTAAAATTTTCATCTCTCAGTTGTATATTTATAAATTCTTTATTGCTACAAATAGAAGCCATCTTATAAACAGATCTAACTTTACTCCTAAAAGGTCTAACAACATCTGCTAAATACTTCTTCTCTACCTCGTCTAATATCTCTTCTTTTCTTTCAAATATTGTTTCATATTTTACTGGTCTTTCTACCTTGACGATACTTACATCATCGTTAAAATATTTTAATTGTTTATTAATGTTGCTAAAACCATAATCTGAAGTCTTGTCAACAAATATAACTTGTCCATTTTTTAATGTACATTTATCTCCGTCTTTTAAATCAGCTTTTGTAAATCGTTTTTCTTTTACTAGTTCTAACTCATCTTCTCTAAAAACTTCATCTAAATCTTTTAACATATATGGATAAGGCACATCCTTTTCTACTTGTGTTATTGTAGAAATTTTGTTAATATTTCCACAACGTTCTCCTGAAATTTCACATTTAACTACCTTTACCTTATCTCCAATTTTAAATTTCATTTTAAATCCTCCTATAAATAATTTTTACCTATTAAACTTATAAATTCTTCTTTTGTATGTCCCAGATTTATATACTTTTTTTCACAAGTTTCTTTTAACTTTAAATCTAAACTATGTCCTAGTTTGCCATGAACACCAATAGTTCCTCTGTGATGCTCAGCACGTAACCAAACTTTAAATCCATTTTCTTCTGATATTTTTCTATTTGAACTTCCAAAATATATATGATGTTCTTCTACCGGACTATATAGCCCACATATATAACATCTTTTTTCTTCTTGTAATATCGATTTCATATTGCCTCCTTATTAAGGGCGCGTGGCACTAACAATAACAATAAAAAGGGGAGTTTTGTTCATCTATTAGTGCCACTCCAGCTGTCTAACAAACTCTTTATTTCAGCTGGTGTTTTGGTTTCTATTTCTAATTGCTTACATTCTTGTATTAGTAATTCAATCAATAAACTCATTTCTTTTGTGTTGTATGTACTGGAGCCATAGTAAGCTTGTACTTTTACGCACTTGTCTTTTCTCGAAATCTCTCTTACTAAAAAACCTAATCCTTGATTCTGCCAAATTCTTTTAAAATCTTCAAATGCTTTCTCTTCTATTATCATAGCTTGAAATGTGCCTATATTTGAAATTGCATCTTTGTATATATCTTCTTTTGTTATTACTGCATCATTTGTTGTTAATTTTTTTGCAATTAAATCACATAGAACCCAACAATATGAATTAGCATCTAAGGACCTCTTTTTATACCATTTCTTTAGCTCAATATTTAGCTTATTTTCGTTTTTAAGTTGTTCGACAACACTTATCTCATTCGTATCTAAAACTATGCTTATTTTTGGTTTTCGTGTGTCAAAATCTATACTAATATCATTTATAATTCCTGTAGTTTGCATGGAAAAGCTCCTTTTTTCAAACATTCACTTAATATTTGTAGTCTTGGTAAATACTCTTTGCTTATAAAGTCTTCATCATAATCTACTTTGTGAAACTTCACTCTATCAATATCTATTTCGTTAAAATAATTCTTATAGTCTTTTTCTTCTAATGCATAAGAAACTATATATAAATTTCTTGTATTAAAAGCATACATTTCAACCTGTGCCTGCCTCCAATATTGCTTTGATACTTTAAATTCTTTGTTAATGTTGTGAGTTTTAACCTCATAAATGCAATCAACTGTGTTCCCGTCCAAATTCACTCTTAATCTATCTATTATTATTTGCTTGTCCATCTCTAAATTTGGAATATTTAGTGCTTGTAATATTTTGTGTTCATAATTATTACCTGCTTTAGTAGCTTCTGTTGAAAAATTGTTTCTACTAAGTCCTAGTTTAATTAACCACCAGTTTTCAAATGTTTTTGTATTCCAATTTCCAACAGCCATACTTGTATCTGATGCACCTATGTAACCACTTCTATCTTGATTTTGTATCAATGTTAGCTAAATCTCTCTCAAAATTACTTAAAGTATCAAAATAACTAAATAATGCTTTTACTTCGTCTTCTGTTTTGTGTAATTTTTCAGCAATTTCTTTTACTGATAATCCTTCTTTTAGTTTTTGAGTATAAATTTGTTGACATCTTTCTTTTATCTTAAATATGTCATGTCTTGATAAATCATCTTCCCAGTTATTTTTAGAGTCTTTCAATTCTTCTTTTAGCCATAAATCAAATCCTAAACCAGTTCTTATAGCAACTCCTTTAACGAATAATCTAGTTTGACAATTCCATAACCTTTGTTGGCTCATAGAGTTGTCTTTAACTGGATTTGAACCGTTTGTAACAGGTCCTCTTTGAATAAATTCTAAATCGTCTATTACAATCTTTACTGCTGTTTCGTATACTTGATTTATATTTCCCTTACTGTCTTCAAATTTTTTTTCAGTCATATACAAACTGCTTCCAGTTAATTCATTTGCAACTGGTTCAAAATAAACTTTTTCAGCTCCGTTTTCGTGTAATAAATCAACAACTTTTGCCCAATTCAAATAGTCTGCTCCATCTCTTTGTTCTACCCATTTACTTACATCAACTCTTCTTAATTCTTCATAACTTTTTAACATTAAATTACACTCCTCTCGTATTGATAATTCATTTCCGCATATTCTCTTTCTTGTTCTGCACTTAATTGTTCTGACACTTCTTCCAATTCGTTTTGTGCTTCAAATTTAATAAGCTCTAGCTGTTCAATATAATTCTTATCTGTTAATTCATTTATCAGTGAATCAAGTGAGCTTATTAAATTGTCTAGCTCGTCGTATCTGTCTTGTAGATCCATTCTGCGTTCCTCCTTGACTTTTTCGTTTTTTACTGCTAAAATATATACAGTAAAAATATTTACTAATAAGTTTTAGGGTTAGTTTTTTGATTGGTAGTCGTGAACTAACTCTTTTATTTTGTTTAGAACTATTTTTTCGCTGCCTACTGGACAAGCTACAGTTCTATCTGCTACATCTTTTAGTAGTTTTTGTAGTTTAGTATTTTCTTTAGTTAAAATAGTGTTATTATGTACATCTAATTTTCTTAAATCTTTTAATTGTTTATTTTCAAAACTTAAATCTCTTAATTGTCTAGCTAAATTAACATTTCTTGAGTTTAAATCGTCTATTTCTATTGCTGTTGTTTCTTTATAGTACATAAAAGCTATTAAAACAATTAGTATTACTAATGCTAAAAACAATGCCATTTTCTTCATCTCCTTTCTTGTATCTTTTATTTAAATAATGTATAATATCCTCGAAAGCGAGGTTATTATGGAATTATTGTATGGTAATCAACGAAAAGCATTAAAACTCATTTATAAGGCATATAAGAACAAATCAACTATCACTAAAGTTAAGCTTTCTAAATTTCTTAATCTTAACTTTCAAGAAACTACTCAAGTGTGTCAAGAATTAAAAAATAAAGGTTTTATTAGTTTTGTTGGTATGAATTTCGACCCTAAAATTACTCCAAATGGAATGGAATACTTTTCTATTGAAACCAGAATTTCTTTAGAAACTATTTTAAAATCAATTGTATGTCCTATTATTGTATCTGCAGTCACTACACTAATAACTTTATTGTTATCAAACTAGTTATTATAGATATCGGTATTTCTACGAAGAACATTGCTTTTATAGGATGTTCTTCCATCCATTTTGCAAATTTGCTTATTGTTTCTTTCATCTCATCCTCCTAAAATCTAAAATCCTATTGCTATAAATGCTGCCCAAAATAATCCAAATAGTATGCTTCCTACTATCTCTTTAATTAGTTTCTTTGTTTTCTTTTTCATTTGCTAGTCCTCCTTTTTTAACCAATTTTCAAATTTACTTTTAATAATTATGTAATTCCATTGCCCCGTATTTCCTTGAAATGCAATACCAAATGGAAACTTATTTTGTCTCAAAGCTGCCCTTACTCCTTCTGTACTCATCTTCAGTCTTGTTGCTACTTCTGAAGGAGTTATTCTTTCAACTTCTTCGTCCATTGGCAAAACCTCCTTTCTTTTATGTCAGGTCGTGGTTATTTTTGTAAAAATCTGTTGGCATCTTCTTTTAAAACATTTATTATTGAAGAAAATTCTTCAACATCTAATTTTCTTTTATCATTTAAAGATGCATTTAATTTTGGTAAAGCAATTCTCGCTTGTTCTGAAACCCAAGTTTGACTAATTCCTTTTTCAATTAAATATAATCTTATCTGCTTTCCAACTGACATTTTTTCACCCTCTTTCAATTTCAGTTTTTCTGAAGTTGCTTATATGTTATTCCATTATTTCTGAAATGTCAATACCTTTTTTAAAAATTTTTTCAGTTTTTCTGAAATTTTTTATTTACATATCTAAAAATGTATGCTAGAATATAATTGTTTCAATAAGCGAGGTGAAATTATGTTTTTATATAAAAAAATAAAAGAAGCAAGAATTGAGAAAAAGATGACACAAAAACAATTAGCTGAAGAATTAACACAGAGAGGACGAAAAACGTCTAATACAGCTATAGCAAATTGGGAATCTGGATTAAATAGCCCAGATGTTGATACTGTTCAACTTATGTGTCAAGTATTTGAAAAAGATGGAAATTATTTTTTTGATACAAACAATGATATAGATAATGATTTTCGTTATGCTAATCACAATGGCATTAATACAGATGGACTTAATGAAGATGAAATAGAAGAAATAAACAGATTTGTTGAATTTATAAGAAATAAAAAGAAAGATAATAAAAAATAAGAGGGCTTACTATGAATGCTTTAGATATGTATAAAATAGCTGAAAATGAAAAAATAGACATTATAGATTATAAATGGAATAATACTAAGGCTAAAATATTTGAAATCGATAACAACTATTATATTGCTTTAGACGATAAACAAATAAGCTCCAGTATTGAAGAAAAAGAAATTCTTGCTGAAGAACTTGGTCATTATTACTGCAATGCTCTTTATTACTTAAATTCTGACCAAGTATTAAAAGACAAGTGTGAATTTAGAGCTATGAAATGGGCTTATTCTATTTTAGTTCCTCTTCAAAAATTAAAAGAAAAACTCATACAAGGGTTTAATTTGTATGAGTTGGCAGACTACTTCAATGTAGACTGTAAATATATGATTGATTGTATTGACTTTTATGCCGAAAAATATGGTATATTGGTTTAATATATAGATAAAAAGAAGGAAAAATAGATGTTCAAACCAACCACGACCTGACATTTATTTTTCCTCGCATAGACACTCGAAAGTGACTACATTTGTATTATAATATAAATGTGTCTCCATTTTCAAGTGTTTATAAAAAATATTTGAAAATGGAGGTATTTTTATGCAAAGAATGAAAAAAAGAGCTAATGGTAAAGGTTCAGCAATTTTCTTAGGAAATGGCCGTTATCGTCCGTGGGGAGCTAGAATAAGTTTAGGTAAAAATGAAAAAGGCGAGTATATCTATCATTTTATAGATACTTTTGAGACAGAACTTGAAGCTTTAGTCTGTTTAGAAAATTATCATAAACAGCCATACTCTCTCTATATATCTGAAGAGAAATATAATAAAATAATTACATTTCCAAGAAAGCCTTATCCAATAATAGCTGTTAGAAATCCTAGAAATGAAATATTAAAGGATACAAAGAAAAACACATATACTTTAAAACAATTATTTGAAGAATATAAGGAATTAAAATTTCCAACTGCAGAAGAAGGACAATATGAAAGACATTACCATATAAGAGCAAAGGGCAAAATAAGTTATAACTATGCAAGGGGATTAATTACTGCTTTTCATAACTGCGTAGATTTACATGATAAGGTTTATAAAGATCTAAAAACTTCAGACTTTCAAAGGTTTCTAAATGAACAAAAATTAGGCTATTCTTCTCTTAAACAATTCATAAATCTATTCAATCATTTAGATAATTATGCTCTACAAGAAGATATTATTGATAAAAGTTACTCTAAATTTTTAAAGGTTCCTGTTCCAAATGAGCCTAAGATTGTAAAAACACCATTTACATACGAACAAATAGATTATTTATGGAAAATTAAGCCAGAAAATTACAAAGAAAAATTTGTTAAAAATATATTGCTACTTGCACTGTACACAGGTGCCAGAGCTGACGAATTATTATGTATAAAAACACAAAATATCTTTTTAGACAGCAATTACTTAGTCTGTGGATTAAAAACAAAAGCTGGAATAAATAGACAAGTTCCTATACATCCTAAAATAAAACCTATAATAGAAAGCTACTATAATATTAATCATGAATATCTTTTTCATATGCCTGACTCTAAAATTGCTAAAGGTCGAAAAGCTAATTATGATTATTATCTATACCACTACAAATTAAACTTTATTGAAAAACATCCATTCTTAGAACATCATACAGCTCATGAATGTAGACATACTTTAAGGAGTGAATTAGAAAAACTCAATGTTAAACAAGTAATTATAAATTCTATAATAGGTCATAGCAATGACAATGTTGGACAAGATGTTTATACCCACATCTCCATAGAGGAAAAATTAAAAGCAATAAATCTAGTTACGTACAAAGAACAACAAAAACTATACATTTTTGCTTCTAATCAGTAA